TAAAACTAAGTATATTACTGATGATGTAGAGAAGATGTACTTTAAATGTCCTAAGTGCAAAGAAGAATACATTGTTGGATATAGAGATAGTGAAGTAAGGGACAATATTGAACGTATAGTAAATATTGTGGATGATATTAATCAGAATAGGAGTAAATACTCTATTAAAGAGATTGAAAGTCTACAGAGGGAATATGGAGAGCTTAAGGATAGGAACATGGAATTAAGTAATAGGTATAAAGCTTTATTTAAATAATAAGGCTTATTTTTATGCTTAAAAGTAAAAGTGAAATTGTGGAGGGGAAATATAAGATGAATATAAAAAGTAATAGGGATGGTTCGAAATGGATTGAAATAACAAAAGCTTTATTTTTATGGAGAACGCATCCTAAAGCTAGGTCGCAGTTTATAGCATGGAAAGCACCAGGTATTAAAAAACTCTATGCCTTGCAAAATTGTAGATTTAGAATACACAAAGGAGCGAATTTTGAGCCTTGGAGCATTAAAAATTTAAGGGTATTTATTAGGCTACCATTTTTCCATTGGGATAAACATAATAGTGGTTGGGAGTTTGGATTACCTAATTTATATTTATGGTGGCACGTAGCAAGAACTCATTAAGCTTTAGAAATAAGGCTTTTTATTTTCGCCTTTTTTAGTTGTTAAGTAGGCGGTAAAGAACTTAAGAACAACTCTATTCGTGGTTCACTTGCACGGTAAAAAGTGAAATTAGAGATTAAGTAGGAGGAATACACATTATGCCAAACTTAAAAGAAATTATTGGAGAAGAATTATATAAGCAAATACCTGAGGACACTAAGAAAAAGTATAAAGATGCTAATTTAGAAGATGTATCAAATGGTGCTTATGTTACAAAAGAAAGATTTAACCAGGTAAATACAGAAGCTAAAGACTATAAGCAACAAGTATCTGAAAGAGATAAGCAAATTACTAGTTTGAAAGATGAATTTAAAGATGCAACAGGATTAAAAGAAAAGGTAGAGAAACTTGAAGCTGATAATAAGAAGAAAGATGATGATTACCAATCTCAACTTAAACAGTTGCAATTTGATAATGCATTAAATCAAGCACTGAAGGATACCAATCCTAAGAATGTAAAGGCATTAAAAGCAATGCTTGAATTAGACAAAGTAAAACTTGATGGTGATACCTTACTAGGGTTAGATGACCAAATAAAGTCAATTAAAAAGGAACATGACTATTTGTTTGAAAAAGAGATAAAAGGAACAGGTAGTTTTGTAACTGGCGGCACAGGTGATGGAACAGACCCAGCACCAGTAAATTTTGCAACTAACTTAGGTAAACAAAAAGCTGAACAATCAAAAGCAAAAGGGATTACTGATTTTATTAAATAAGAAATAAATAGAAAAGGAAGATGATAATAATGAAGCAAAGTTCATATCAAATAGGAGTAACTCAAAAGGATATTAGAGCATTAGCAGGAGACCATTATGTAAATGTACCTATAAAGGTTACAAAAACAAATGTTACTGCAAGTTTAGTCAATGGAGTGTTGGAAGCTGGCACATTAATTACTTCAGGCGGAAAAACAGTAACATCAACTAGCAGTACTACTGACGTTTATGGAATTGTATTTGCTGATGTAGACTTTAATAACTCTAAAGGAACAGAGGTAGTTCCAGTAATGATACATGGTTTTGTTAATACTGCAAAGATAAAGCTAAATTCTACAACAGAAGTTTCAGCAGTAGAAAAAGCTAAGTTAAACATGATCGCATTTTTATAATTATAAGATAATATAGGAGGAATAACACATGGAATTAAAAGATTTTATAAACAGTGCTAATATAGCATTATACATGAAGGAATTACCACAGGAAGAAAGCATAGATAAAGCTTTATTCCCTGTTAAAAAACAGATGGGAACAGAAATTGAGTTAGCTAAAGGAGCTAAAAAGAAAGCGGTAGCATTAAGAATGTCACAATTAGATGTAGCTGCTAAAGTTAGAGCATTAAATGCTACTTTAAGTGTAGAAAAAAGAGAATTACCATTTTTCAAAGAAGCTATAGGAATTAATGAAACTACTAGAAGAGATTTAGTTAATGCTGCTAATTCTAACAACCAAAACTTAGTTGAAGCTCTTACTAAACAAGTTTTTGAGAACTATGAAAACTTAGTTGAGGGTGCTAATATACAAGCAAAGAGAATGAGAGCATCTCTAATTCAAAATGGTGAGATAAACATAACTACTGATGATGGTGATATCGTAGTAGATTATGGAGTCCCAGCTAATCACAAAGTTACAGTTCTAAGTTCAGATATGTGGAATGTACCAGCTGCAGATATAATTGGGGATATAAAGAAATATCAAAAGGCAATTACAGATGATCATTACACAAAACCTACCATACTTTTATTAACTGAATCTACATTTGATGCTACATTCTTAGTGAATACTGCAATAATTAATCACTTAAAAGGTGGAGAAAGCACTAAGAATATGATTTTATCGCAAGCTGATTTCATTAATTTTGCTAAAGAAAGACTAGGAATATCTGTAGTATTCTTAGAAGAAAGTACTTATATACCAGCAGAAGGTGCTTCAGAACAACCTTACTATGAGAATGGTAAGATAACTCTTATGAGTGGTACTACATTAGGTAATACTGTGTATGGTGCAACACCTGAGGAGTGGGATAAGCTCTATGGTGGAGGTAAATTAGATACTTCACTTGTTAACAATGCCATTGCAATAACTGTTATGGTAAAGGAAGATCCAGTATCTGTAGATACTAAAGTTTCTCAAATGGTACTTCCTAGCTTTGAAAGAGCTGACGAAGTATTCTTTGCTAAAGTTTATACAGTATAGAGGGAGAGAGAAATCTCTTCTTCTTTTATTTTATTTTTGAAAGGCAGGTAATTATAAATTATGGCTAGTAAATATATTAATGTAAAATCATTGATAAATGTACAATATAATAAAAAAATATACAAAGTTAACTCAGTGATAAAAATGAAGGAAACTGATTATGTAAAATTGAAGGATAAAGGAATAGTTGAACTATTAGAAAATGAACCAGATGAAAAGCCAAATGAAGAATTAGATGAAGAACCTGGTGAAGAAAATCCTAAAGAAGAATAGGTGGTAAAGTGGATAATTTAGAATTATTAAAAATATTATTGCAAGAAAAAAAGTACCCTTATTTTGATGATACAGAATTACAGGTACTTTTAGAGTCTAATGATAATGATGTTTATCTAACCGCTTCAAAATTAGCATTAATGAAAGCGAATGGTGATAAGAGTATAAAAGTAGGGCCAATAACAATAGAAGGACCAGGTGCAGAGTATTGGATTAATTTATCTAATCATTATAATGAAACTTCAAAAAATAATAATAGTTCTATTGTATCGAGCGGATATAAAACTACGATGGCAAGGTGTGATGGTCAATGAGCATAAATAAGCAATATTTAAGAACCAAAGTAGCTGAAGCTATTAAGCAAATGCCTTATGACGTAGTTATTTACAGAGAAAAATTAAATGCTTACAAAGAGCCTGAAGGATATATTAAAGTAACTGAATTAGTAGGTATGCTTTATAAGGATTCTGATAGAAATATTCAAATCAATTTAAGTGATAAAGGAGAAGTTAATACACCTATAAATAAGAAGTTCTTAGTAGATTACAATGATAAATCTATATTAGTTCAGGAAGGGGATTTCTTATTTTGGGGAAATAAATGTTGGGAGATAATTTCACTTGGAGAAGAATTTGAAATTTACTTTGAAATGGTGGTAAAAGAGCATGAGTGGTTTGAAGTTTGATATTAGTGGTATAACAAAAGGTTTATTAGAATTTGATGCTAAAGCTAAGGCAGTATCTAAGATTTATGCAGAAACTGCTGGAGAAAAAATGGTCGGATATGCAAAACCAAATGCACCATGGACAGATAGAACAGGTAACTCTAGGCAGACAATAGATAAAAATATAGTCACAGGCGCAAACACTACACAAATACAACTTAGAGGTAATACGCCACATTTTAAATATTTGGAGCTATGTCATGAGAAAAAAAATGCAATATTATGGCCAACAATCCAAAGATATTCTACTGAAATTCTCAAGGGATGGGCAAAACTAATATGGAAGTGATTAAATGTTAATCAAATTATATGATTTTCTATATAGTAAAAGTGTTAATGTGTATTTCATAGGTCAGCATAGTGGTATATGTGAAAAAAACTATGTAGTAATTAAAGATGGTGGTATATCAAGTTTGAACGGTAAGGCTGGGGATAAATATCTAGACCTTATTTTTTTTATACCTCAAAATAGATTCACTTCTATTGAAGCATATAGAAAAACTATTATGAGTTATGTTAAGGAGTTTGGAAAATTAAGATATACAGGTAATGAAACATCAATAGTTACGGATGATGAAAAGAAAGCATTAACATTTTCTATAACTTATAAGATTCAAATGAAATTGGAGGGATAATTATTATGGCAGGAACACAATTAGAAGATAAGGTAATTTGTAATATAGAGCTAGTAGAAATAATAACCGGTGAAGAAGTGCCTAAAACATATTATTTTGATACTGCAGATGAAGCAGTTTATTCACCGGATATATCTGAAGGAAATGAGGATATAAAAAGAATTAAAAATAGGATAGTAGCAGTTAACAAAACTGAGGATATCCAATATGGTTCATCTATAACACTTAAAGATACATGTTTCCAACCAGAAGTACTAGCAATAGTAGATGGAGGGACAATAAAAGGTACTACCGGAAGTGTAACAGGATATTCAGCGCCTAAGAATGGTGAAGTTGTAAAAAGAATACCATTTACTTTGAATTTATATACTGCTGAAAAAGGTACAGAGGGAGAAGTAATTACTTATGCTAAATTCTCTTATCCAAGCTGCAAGGGTACACCAGCTAAGTTCTCATTTAAGGATGGAGAATATATGACACCTGAATATACTATAGTTTCAAGACCAGGTAAAGGGAAAGCACCGTACGACATAGATTTTGTTGAAGCATTACCAAACACTACAACTACACCGTAAAAGAGAGGATGATTTAAATGGAATTAACAAGTTTAGATAAATTAAAAGAAATTTCTAAAGGTCAAATAGTTAAATTAACAGGGTTTGATGAAGAGCCATTTGTAGCTAGGTTGAAAAGACCTAGCTTTTTAAATATGGTTAGCAATGGAACAATCCCAAATGAATTATTAAATGCAGCTTATATAGTTTTTAATGGAGCAAAAACAAGCAAAGATGTAGTTTCTATGAAAGAAGCTAATGAGCTTTATAGATTAGTTGCTAAATCCGCACTAGCTGAGCCTACACTAGCGCAATTAGAAGAAATAGGACTTGAGCTAACAGATGAACAATTGATAGAGATATTTAATTTTACTCAATTGGGGGTAAAAGCACTTAGATCCTTTCGTGATGAGCAAGAACGTACTAAGAGTAATAAGAGTAAGTAAAAAATATAATCAAAGACCTAGCGAGGTAATAGGAATCAAAGATGATACTTACCTCGCTTTTTGTTTTGATGAAGCATGTGAGTATATTAT